CTTTCCAGGAATCCCAAAGAAGTATTTTAAATACTCGCTTCCACCACCTTTTTTATAGATATCTGGAATGTCATTGTTGCTCAACCTCACTGCTTTTTCAAGTGTTTTTGGAAGCGGTCCAAAATTTCCAAGCCACCTCTTTGTAATAGAGCCTAAAAGAAAATCCTCATTAGGTTCTCTATCTCTCCAAGCTGTATAACCTTTCGTTACCCCAGATACTAACGGAGAAACTGCAACTTCCATTTTACCCTTTTCACTTTGAGTAGACAGAAACGGAATATGAAAGAAGTGATCTGAAAGAGCAAGACCTGCTTGGGCTCCGCCGTAAGTTGCTGCACCAACAGTCAACATATCAGTAACCATTTGTCTAACTATAGGAGTTCCAAAGAAGTCAGTCTCCTGTCTCAATGTATCAATAAATAGATTAGACTTAAGTTCCGACTGCCCGTCTCGCATATAACTTCTCATATTTTTAAGATCGTCAAAAAGTTTTTGTCGCCCCTCAGTACTTCCAAACATCTTTTGTACTGTTGTTGCAGTATTTTTATCTAGTCCTTTTCCGAGAGTTTCTGAAATACCACTAGAAAGCTGTTTTGTATTCTCAATTGATCTTTGAGCCATAACCCCCCTTCTCTCAAAGATTTTAAATGGTGTAGCTTGGAACATTAAGAAAGCTCTAATCTTTGGGTTATTAAGCCATGTTGGATTGAACTGACTAAATAGAAAGTTGTTCTTTAGTATTAAGTCATAAGTCCCATACATTGCTTGATCAACAGTCATGCCTTTCTTTGCTGCCATTTGAAGAGCGGAACTAACTGACGTTGCTCTATCTGCAAGTTCTGCTACGTTAATCCAAGTCGACCCAACATCTTGAACTTTATTCCACATATTTTTAGCGGAGTTAAATATTTGATCCTGAGATTCAATGCCCATGTCCATCATATACTTTCGCATATTTCCAGACATTATAGCCGAGTCCATAACATCATCTATTAGTTGTCTACCAAATCTGTCACTTCTCACACCCATTTTCTCTAATATACTTCTAATAGAAGTTTGATTAATTCCATATGCCTTATTGAGTAAAGTCCTTGAAACATATCCTGCAGTATCAGGAAGAGACTTAAGAAAAGTAGAAGGTCCAACTGACGCGATGTCTGCAGTCATTTTAACTAAATGCTTAAGACCCGCCGACGGACTAAGAAATAATTGATGAACAGCTTCAAATTCACTATATCTCTTTGCTGCAGTGTTTCCCCAAGTTTGCTCAGCAGGTTTAGATCCTTCATATAGCTGTTCAAAAGCTCTTTTCATTCCTGGATTAGTTTGTATTAAAGGTGACTCCATAATAGTTTTTAAACCAGACTTCTCCCATGCATCGTAATGCTGAATTCTCGGTTCAATATCAGTAAGATAATGACTCATTGTATAGTTAATATCTGGCAACAATGCTCTTGAACTATCAGTTCTACTATAGAACTTTTGATACGGCGTTCCGCCGAGAAGGTCTTTTAATTCTTCATTATAAATCTTAGTCATTTCTGGATGCGGAGAATGTGGAAAGTAGTTATCCATAGTAGGAATATCTCTTGCCTTTAACCTTCCTTGATATTGGTCAAGTAATCCTCTTAACTTCCCAACTGCAACCTCTTCGTTTCTAGTAAGTTGTGGCATCCAGGGATAAAGTTCACGTGTAGGATCCTCGAGCGAAAGAGATACTCTAGTACTCGGTCCCATAACAGGATCAGTTACTAACTTCTGCATAGTACTAGTCCAACTATCATGAAACTCTTTTGTAGCCCCGCTCAGTCCTTCGAGGTCTCCTTTAAGTTTCCCAATGTTTTCTTGTTCTACTTTAATACTTCCTTGAAGTCCTTCAACATCTTCTATCTTAGTATTCTTTGTTAACTTTGCAGTGAAGTCTGCAAGTCTTTTCTCTGAATCCCTAAGTTGTACTGCTGCAATATCTGCCTTTGTAGCTCTTGCGCCAGGTAAAACTAAGTGTGAAGTTGCCTCTTTTATTTGGTTAGGAGCAGCTTCTATCCCTCCCTCACTAAGAATATTTTTAAATACTCTTAACGCATTATCTTTAGTTCTACCTCCAGCAGTAACAAAAGATGCAATAATAGTTCCTACATTAACCATCTTTCCTGCGCCTGTTTTAAACAGCGATTCAAGTGCCTGATACGGAGACATGAGAGCATATTGAGCTCCAGCACCGCTTCCTGCTCTAGCATTAGCAGCCATAAGTTTAGTAAGTTCTGCAGGATCTTGATGCAGTCCTGTTTGAATATTCTCTTTAAATAATGCTGTCTGCCCCTTTTCAACTCCTTTAGAAATAAGACCTTTTTCTAGCATCCCTTGCATCAACGCATTTTTCTTTGCTACAGTTTCAGCACCAGCAGTTAGTGCAGTCCAGAAACTCGCATCAGCAGTTCTATCGGGAGCCAACAGTCCGTATAACCCCGCCGCAGGAAGTCCAAAAGCCATCATACCAGCAATAAGTTTAAAATTCCTTTTATTAACTTCATCAGGAAGAGTTATTTTATTATCATCTGCCCAGAATTTAAAGTTATCAGGTTCGTCTTTCTGAATAAGTTTGAACTCTTTTTCAATCTCCGTAGTAGTAATAGGAATATTACTTCCTTCATTAACTCTATCAGCTTTAAGATTACTTAAAGCTTCTTCCTTCATTTGACTTAATCGTTCAGTATCATTCTTAACTCCAAGTGATTCGTAATACTTACTTTTAACCTCATCAAGCGACTGAACTTTAGTCTCAGGAAAGAACTCTTCCATTACTGACTTCTCAGGAGCAGTATACTCGTTAACACTTTTAATCACTGCTTCCTGTTGCTTAGGAGTAGTTACAACTTCAGGATCAATTTTAGTCAATGCCTCAACAGCAGGTTCGTCATTTTTAACTGGATTAAGTATTGATCTTGTCTCCTCCGCAGAATTACTAGAAATAGAAGTTCTTAACTTCCCGCCCGGAGACTCTTTACCAATTTCTGTGAAAGTATCTCTTTCATGAGCTTGGTTAATCTTATCAGGAACAGTTCCTTTTAGCGGAGTAATACCAGGATCAATAATTGGTTCGAAACCAGCTTCTTGAAGTCCTGTAGAGCTTAACTGCCCATGCTTCTGAACAAGATCTGATCCCTCTACAGATTTAACTTCTGTAGGAACACTCTTCACAGTCTCTACAATATTACTCGCAGTAGGCTTTGCTGCAATACTATCCTTAGCCTTCGCGGTATCTTGAAGTGTTTGAACAATATTATTAGTTGCTGTATTATCAGCAATCATTTTTTCATAGGGATTAAAAGGTTTAATTCCATTATCTGCTCTTTGCTGCCAAACTTTAAACAACTCGTCCTCTGACATTACAGGACTAGTTCCATCAGGAACTGCAGCAGTATAAACCTTTCCTCGCGCTTCTGCTTCAAACTTCTTAAAGTCATCTAAACTGTTTCCTCGAAGATCATCAAGAAGCAACTGACTTCGTGGAGTTTCAGAGACAGGAGGAGTAAAAGAAGGTTCAGTTTCTGCTCTGCCTAAATTCTTACTACCAGGCCATTCATAACCTTTTCCTTCTCCAAGTAACTTAGGAAGTTCCGGAGTAAATGTAGAGTTAGCAAAAGTTGAATCCTCCCCGAATATTGTTCCACTTCCTCCAGGAGTAGGTGGTAATTGCTTATCCATACTGCCTGGCATTCCAGCAATAGGTTCTTCACCTTGAACCTTCTGCATAATAATATTACCATCAGCATCTTTAAGTACTCCACCACCTGGAGTAGTTGTTCTAGATGAGTCGTAAGAAATCTGCCTTTGTGGACCGTATCCCATTGAATCTTTACCAGAACCAGGGAACGCCAGGTCTGGAGGAGCTTCAGAAACAGTCCTTGGTGCAACTGAACCTTCCTCTAACCCAGAAAATGCCTTATTAAGTCCTCTATCCATCCCTTTTGCAGCTAACATACCACCAGGAAGATAACTTGCCATATCAGTAATAACAGCCTTTGCATTATCTGCAGCGCTGTTAGACTGTATCATTCCTTGATACCAGTTAGTTTTATGGATCAATTTCTTAATAGGAGCAGCAAGTAATTCACCACCAGCCATCATCAGTCCGCCGCCTAATGCTCCCGCAGCGATTCCTGCGCCTACCCCAGTAACTCCTCCCTCAACTGCTCCAATCCCTCCACCTATCAGAGCTCCCAACGGACCTCCCATAACAAGTCCACCTGCTGCGCCAGTTAATGCTCCTATCCCCGCCCCGGCAAGTCCAGTAGCCGCAGCCCCTCCAGCGCCCATTATAGCCCCACCAATTCCGGCTTTTAAAGTATCCTCTACCGAAGCAGTCCAACTTTCTTTATCGTTTGCTTGCTTCTCTTGAATAAGTTTATCCTGTTTCCAAGCATCATAACCAGGAAGTTTTTTCCTGTCTACCCCTCCCCACCATCTACTATCCTCAGTTCTATAAAACTCATGAGCCCTTTCCTGTAAACTTCTGCCAGTATTATCAGGAGTAGCCAGCTGCTGCTGAGAAAGTCCTTGCAGTAACTGCCCAGCCGGAACTCCCTTATACCTAGGATCCATTAAGGACTTTGTAAAATCATCCCTAAGTTTATACCCAAATCCAACAGTTGGATCATTTTTATCCTTCGAAGCTTCAACACTATCAAGTCCATAAACTTCGCCCTTCGGCTTCTTAGTACTCGCGGTGGGCGAATAAAAATCTGCCATATTAGCAACAGCTTTCTCCAACTTTCCAGGATCCATAAGCAAACTTCTCTTCGAATCTTCAACACTATGAAGATCCTTAGCAATAGCATTTTGCTCATGTTCCTTTTGAGTAATCGCATCATGCGCTGCTTGCACTCGCTGTCTCGCTGCTGTATCAGCCATACCAGAAAAAAATTCATCTAAAATTGGCATAATTTATTACCTTTAAGTAACGTCAAACTTTGACATAGCTTAGTTGAAGTAAGATCTTGTTGTGTCGCCGAGTTGCGTTTGGCGGTAAGGCGTTTGGACTCCGAAAGAAGATGAAGACTGAGGAGTCTCGTAAGGCATTGCTAATCTTCTTCGTCTTTCTTTAAGTGCTTTGCTGAGTGATGAGTCGTTTAGCATATTATCAGTAAAGAATGGTGCGTCGTTTCTAGTAGAAATAGTAGGTTCGCCAGAAGCTGTTGGAGATCCAGAACTTGGAGTTGGAGTAGGAGTAGGAATCGCTGCTTGATAAGGAGTAATCGCCGGAGTAGCAACTTGCGATTTAATACCTGCTTCTCGAGCTAACTGACTTATTGCCGACTCTCCAACTTTATTAGTAACTGGGGCAGAAGTTGAATTTGGAACATCCTCAAAAGTATATCTTCCATCCGGGCCTTTAACAGCTCTTTGCTGTGGCATAGGAGGACGCGGAAAACCCTGCTCTTGGGCATTATAGCCCAATGTTCCGTCACCGAAATTTGCAGCTAAATATTTAGACATCTCATCAGGACCAGTAGGCTGTGCTAGAGTTCCTGGAGGTTGTCCAGAAGTTACGACAGAAGGTGTATAACCAGCTGTTTGAGTAGCGATATTACCATTCTCCGCCACAGTCCTAACCCTATTATCAGGTGTCATTGGAGACTGACTGTCAGGTCTACTTATAGATGTTCCAGGAGCAGTTATAGCAGGAGTTGCTGGAGGAGTCATACCGTACTTCTGATAGAAAGCGCTTGGGTTCGCCATAAAGAACTTCTCTACCATACTTTGTCCTCTTTGCTCAGACGCTCCTTTAGCAATTTTTTGCTGCTCAAGAGCATTTTTATTCGCTATATCGAGATCTTGTTGAATATGTTTATCCTGTATGCTCATACCCGAGTAAGGATCAGAAGCCGTCATCCTGTCTCTATCAAGATTAATTATATCTTTTTGATGATTCATAAGATCAATTTGATTATTTCTAAGATCAATTTGAGAGGGCATAGCAACTTGTTGCTGGTTCTGTTGCAGTTGTTCCTGTTGCATCTTCGCAAGAAGTGCAGCTTTTCTTTCCTGATCTAACTGCTCCTGAGCACTTCCAACTACTGGAGTATATTCCCCTTCGCGTCCATATCTTCCCATTTTCTACTCCTTATACATTCTCTATTTCTTGTGAACTTGCACTAAGTTGAACACCAGCACTGACAGCAGACAGTGCAGAAGCAGACAATTGTGCTGCTATCATAGACGCCCCCTTAATAGATTCTACTTGTATCTGCGCAGAGGTCAGTATATTGCGCATATTTATATCTGCTTGTTTTAATGCTATATCAGTACTGGTTTCAAGCATTCTAGCATTAACCTCAGCTTCTTTAATAGCTATCTCAGATTTTGCAGTATTTGTTCTAGAACTGGCTTCGTATAGCCCAACATAGCCTGCGAATAACTTAGCGTTTATCTCATTAGTCCCAAGTTGTGCTTGAAGTTCTGCGCTATATCCTTTTATTCTAGCTTCATAAAGTGTCGCAAGAACCTTGTTATTTTCAATATTCGTTTTAGCTTCTTCAATTGCAACTAATGCCTGAGTTTTTTCTGTATCTATAAGAACACTATAAGCTTGAACTTGCGCTCCGTAGATTTTAATCTTACTATCTTCAGCCGACATCTGTGTCGCATACAATTGAACTTTAGCATTATTAGTTGACACTCCTGCTATGTATGCACTAATCTCTGCACTGTACATTTCTATAAGTGCTTTGTTTTGGCTAATCCGTGCAAGTATATCTTCAATTTCAAGTTTATAAACTTGAAGTTTAGTATTTTCGATTTCAATCTGAAGTTTAAATAGATTAACTATACTACTATTCACATCATTTGTAAGCTTAGCCGCATTAACTTCAGTACTATACATCTCAACTCGAAGTTTTTGTGCTTCAATTTTAAGTTGATAAATTTCAATTTTTGTTTTATAGACTTCTACTTGAGTCTTATACTTATCAAACAATGCTCTATACTTAGCTAATGCAGCCTCAAAAGTATACTTCGAAATCTCAATAACTTGTTGGAGTATAGAAGTACTCGCAGAAACTAAAACTCCAGTATACTGTGGCAGCATCTGAAAAGCTGCAAGCATATTTTGTTGCGAAAGTTCAAAATTCTTTATCGCAAGATCTCTTTCTACATTGTCTTCAGAAATAATCCTTAGCCTATCAAGTTCACTAACACGAGATACCAAGACTCCCTGAGGAATATTCCATCCACGAGAAGAAAAGAACGTATTTGCTTCAATATAACGCGGAGCGTATTCGTCTGCAATCTTCGCCATTGCTCCAGAACGAATCTGCTCAGTTATAACTTCTCCCATTGCCATCTTGGGATTTTTGATAAAATCAATAATAGTGTCTCTTGCTAGTGCAAGTTCTTCACTAAAAAACAAAACTATATTTCTTACTTCAGCAATAATTTCACTTGGATCAAAATCTGGGATAACCAATAATTCATCAAAAGTTGGTTCGATTCCTAAATTCAATTCTGGTGTATCTATAGCAGGAGTCGTAGGAATAACAATAGACTGCAAAGACGGAGTTACTGGAGTTGTAATTGTTATTGCGTTTATAGTACCAATAGTAGGTATTTCAGGAGTATCCGGAAGAGTAAACTCTCTGAACTCAGGAACATCAGGAATAGTTAATACTGGAGACTCAAGATTATTTTCAGAAAAAGCATTTACTTCTATAACACTATCATACAGCACAGGTTCTGCAGGAATATTCTTATCTATACTATTATTATAATCAGCTGTTGGTGGCGTAACTATATCTAATGTAACATTACTTGCAACAGGATTAAGCACAACAGTACTAAGTGTAACAGGAACTTGTGCAGAACCAAGAGAATTTAGTAGAGTAGTAGCCTGATCAAACATAGTCCCAGCATACCCCATTGTAGTATTAAACTTCTCTTCTACAAGATTTTCAACGTGTTCGTATATTTGGGCCATCTTGGTTATCCTTCCGCTACATCATAAACAAAAATTTTTATCTTCCCATACTGACTTGGGTCTAATTCGATATCACCTTCTTCAATATTATATCCACCTGGTCCAATATAGATTTTATGAAAAGTACTTGGAATCATCGCTGTTGCGTATCCCATAGTATTCAGATCTCTATTAATAAGGTTCAAGTTGTGCCCTGGTGATTCTTTCCACAGTCGAAGAACCTCATTAATTTGTTCCTCTTCAGTTTTAAACACAGTAGTATCAATAAACGCCATGTTCTCGCCAGTACTTGTATACCTAAACCCAAAGACCTGACTTCTTACATAAACCAGATTCCCATCAGCATCTTCATGCTGAACTTTTCCGTTCGCAGCACACCAATCTGCGTGAAGTTTTGCGCATGACTCTAGTTTGCACGAATAGCCCAGATAACTAGTCTTCATTGGATAGTTTACTTGATCCGCAATGCCTTCAATATGAGGAGATTGCGCAAAACGATAAGTATTAATTTGATCCAGCATGTAATTTGTTATTGGAGCATTGACCGCTAAAAAACTAGGGACTTGATCCATAGTCCAGGAACTTTCATATTGGGCAAACGCAACATTTGAAGATGGCATAGATATACTTTTCTTTAACTCCAACGTTTCCGGGTCCACCAAATAAACAGGATCTGATGTAGATAGGGTTCCGTATGAGTCCCCGACATAATGAGCTGTCCGAAAACATAAATAATTATTTCCTCCACTACTTATAATTGATGCTCGACTTGAAACTGATCCAGTAATACCTTCTATTGTCTGTGCGTCTTTTATAATATTTAATTCTAGATCATAAATAGCAATCTCTATAGTATCTTGAAGTGTGGATGCTATCGTATAACCATAAAAAACATATATCTTACTATCGTACCCTAATATTTGAGAAATAGCATTTGCTTTAAGTGTAGTTCCGTCTGAGTAAACTTCTGTAAGAGGACAAACAGCAACTGGAGTTTCTCCCCATCCCCAAACAGATACTAATCTAATATCCATTTCCAACGGACTTGAACTTGATGCAAGCTTCATCCAAATTAGTATTGCATAATCTCTGTAAATTCCTATTGCCCTGATAAATCTTGCATTAGTAAGTGCTTCAAAAAGTCCAGTACTACTACTTGGATATCGAAGTTCATATTGATCCAACGGTTGCTGGCCGAAAAAATATCCTTGTCCAAAAAGCACTACACCAGAATAATAAACAAGTAGACCAGATTGACTCATAGCATTATACATGGGAGACCGAGAGGCAAATTGGTGTCGTATTCCTGCCTCGATTTTATCGTCCCCGTAAAAGTCAATAGGAATTTTGACTGGATAATAGTCATTAAAAACTTCCCATAAATTACTAGTTTGGTCTACAACATTTCCTCGCCAGTTCGTTACCATGGCCAGTACTACTAAAGAATTCATACCTCCTTCAGCAAACATAAGTCCTACTTGCTGATATACATCTGGACGCTGTGCCCAGTCTGTTGGAAGTGCTGGAGATAGTATAGAGTTAGCATTAAGTGTCCTAACTAACGTGACCTCATCATTTTCATACCTATAAAACTCAATATCATTAGATGCATTAACGCTAATAAACATAGTTCCTTGATTCAAACACTGTGGAATAATTGGAATTACTTCTTTTTTACTCAGTGGGCAATAAATCTCAATTCTATCCTCATTAAAGCAAGACTTAACCCTAACAACACTCCCGTTTATTAAATCTTTCCAGGATGACTGATCTTGCTTCAAGTCCTGAAAACTCATAAGATTATGAAGAATTGATTGCCTCAACTTAGCAAAAGGAATAAGCTTCTTTTCCTCTTCGACATCTCCATCAGGATTTAAAATAACTCTTGTAGACATTACGCTCGACCTAGAATATAAAGAGCAAGTTCTACTTGATCAAGAAAGAAATCACTTCCGTTTACATTTTCAATTGAAAGTTGCAAATACCTACCACGAGTAGTAAATGGGAAATACCCAACAAGACTTTCCGCACTTTCATCTCCAGTCATAGGAATAGTAACTTCCCAACTTCCACTCTTTCCGTCGTTCGCAGCAACAACCAAATCCCCATTACTTCTACCAAAAAGCCTAACTGCCCTCAACTGCTTAGTCTTTGTCGTTCCAAACTTGCCAAGAGGAAAGTCAATCATCGCAGCAATATCAGTAGAAACGTCATGTTCACCTTCAAGTAGAAATAATCCACTACTATTAGAACCTATCAACTTTCCGTTAATAGAAGCAAATGAATTAAAACCATAGTTCGTAAACGTTGATACTAAACCTTTTCTTAATAGATTATAACAAAACGCTTTAACAAGAGTTGAACTACCAATATCAGAACCTTTAAACAAGAAGAAAGAAGCAACTACACTAAGTATTCCTACCGATCCCACTGCTCCCGAAGAAATATAAATACTATCTTCTGCAATACATGACATTATACCAACATTTTCTACTGCTCCACTCCCATTAAATGTCGGAGTAGAAGTAACAATATCCGCAACACCTAGTAAATCACTCCATCCACTTCCACTAAAACTTAAATTATTAGAACTTGCAACTAATCCCCCAATCGCATCAACTAATCCAACACATGCACCATCAGTCCTTTTACACGAAACCTCTAAACTCCCGATGTTCTCAACAAGTCCTAAGACACCAATACCACATTTACCACCTTCAACTACCAAACTTCCATTACTATCTACTAATCCACCACCAGTAAAAGTTGCAATTCCACACTCAACATCAACTACTCCAATCGCGCCAACTATTCCAGTTGAAGTGCAACTACAATTTCCAGTTGTCCCAACAAAGTTTCCATGTCCATCAGTTACACCAGTTATGTCAATAGTTGACATTGCTGCAATAATAGAGACAGTTCCAGTAATATCATCAACTGAACGATTTACTGAATCAACTTCATCAGTTGAGGATACTGATTCTAGAACATCTACTATGAAAGTATCAAGTGCGTCAACAGTATCAGTACTTGTTGAAGATTCTGAGACATCTACATCTCCTCCAACTGAGGATGTAATACTGTCAGTTGAAGCTACCGATTCGTCTATGTCACAGATTGAAAAGTCCTGGAAAACATCAACTAGATCAGTACCTTCTGATGACTCTAAAACATCTACAATTTCAAAATCCTTTGTTCCGTCAACTTGATCAGTATTGGAGGATGATTCTGAGACATCTGCTGTAATTGCAGTATACCCAGAAACAGAGTCGGTTGATTCGTTTGATTCAGAAATATCACAAATGGTGACTACTACGTCTGCAATTAGTTCAAGTTCACGAACAGCAACATAGTAAATACTTCCACCATTAGCTGTAATATCTAAAAGATAGTATTTAAATTCTTGGGGAGAAGAAACAGTAAATGTTTTCATCTCACCCTCGTCAAAGACTATTCCTGTTCTTGTGTCAAGAGTTGTCCAACTTGACCCTCCATCGTCATTTCCTTTTAATGTCCAGTCACGTGGACTTGAGTCTGCCGATTCTGCCGTAATAGTATAAGACGAAACTCTCCAAGACGCTCCGCCTGAATATACTTTAAGCCATCCAGTCAGATTATAAATCTCAGTTATCCATGTGTCATTGGTAATACCGTTTCTATTAAAAGCATAAAAAGCATCTTTAGCGACATTATTTATAGACGACGCGCTCACAACTACTGGAGACGGAGCAGTATTGCTTGTCATTAACGGTGTTAGGCATAACGAATTATGTGAATAAGCTGTCATTAGACCTTATTCCTTACGACTGCGTAATAGAAATACCAACAGAAAGAACGTTCGTCGCCACAACACTTTTAGCCGCACTGAAAAGACTTGCAGAATAAAGTACCCCACCACCAGCAACGTCTGCTTTTGTAGAGGCAGCAGATCCACCGCCTACAAGAGCACATCCGTAAATAGTCGCAGTGTCATTCATAGTGAAAACTGCCCGACTTGCAGTGTTAGTAATTACTTGACTCGAACTCGCAACTTCAACCCACTCAGGACGAGTACCTTCATTATATGCAGTACTATATGTAAACACTGGTACCGCATAAGTCATTGTGTTTACGCATGTAGTATTAGTGCTAAATATAGCTATATACCACGTCGTGATCTGCGTAGCTGCATGAAACATAATATTGTTAAGAGCATCTTTCCCTTGAAGTGTTACGATGTTTGTAGAAATGGAATGCTGAAGAGGTTTGTCTCCTCTCAAAAAAGCTGCCATATTCTTGTGAACCGTTACATCGTAAGTAAAACATGGAACTCCACTACATTCCTTAGTAAGAAAGGAACTCTTCGGATCCCAGCCTACCATGCACCCCACTGAGTCAAAACTTCTATTAAATTCTCTTTGCATCTCAATCCTCCTTCTTAACTCAGCGGAATAGTAAACGAAGCTGTAGTAATTGTAGTCGTAGCCCCAATCGCAATCGTCGTAGAACTCAACTCAATCTCTCCGCCGCCGCCAATAGTCGAAATCCTACCATCAAATCTCACTGCACTAGTAGAAGCTCCAGCGGTAAAATATTTGTCGTAAAATCTAAACCATCCAGCAACTCCTGCCGCCAACCCTACACCGCTCCAAACCTCTGAGGCCTTCTCAACAACATTCAATGTAGCATCACCCCAACTCAGCCCGTTCGTCCCAGCAGTCGGAGTAAACGCGGCACTACCAACAGACACCTTCAACAAAAGAATCGCTCCAGAAGTCTCAATCACATCAGCACTTGCCGGCTGTACTCCAGAGTAAAGGCACAGTAAACCTGTTGCCATTATCGTCTTGAAGCTCCCAGTATCCAGTAATGCATTAACAAGACCAGTAGAAAGTTTTAAACTCATATCTATTACACTCCCATAGAAACTATGTATTGTTTATCTTCAGTAACACAACCTGCGCCGACAAAGTCACTTGGAAATTGAATCCCAATTTTAGTTAAATTTTGAATACTTCCACTACTATCCCCAATACACACTCCTTCACCAGAAACAGAGAAAACAATAACTTCCGCTTTTGCCTGAAGTCCTATATCACTTGCCGTTACTTTAACACAAGATCCTACAACTGCTCTCCCAATCATAACTCTAACTCTAGAAAGTTCATAAGGATCGTTTCCACTGAGAAATAAAATCTCATCCTCAGTTCCTACATACATACCTCCAGTAACACCTACCATTAATTGAATTTTACTACTAAAAACAAAAGGAGTTACTTGAAACCTTGAGTAATCAAAAGTCTCTGAAAAATATATAAGATTACCAACCGCTACAAACATCCTACCATTAAATATTTCAAGAAACTGTCCAATAGGAGGCGCAGTTAAATACTCTATAACCTTAGAACCCGTAGAAGCAACACCTACATAACTTCCTGTAGTCCAAGCAGAATAATGTTTATTAACTACCTTTCCATTAACAGTACCATTACTAAAAAACACGCAGTCATAACTCCCATCAAATCCAAGAACATAACTCACTCTCCCACTTCCAACTAAACTTAAAAGAGACGTAAGGGAAAAATCACTTTCAATCAACTTCAAAACACCATCAAAAACACCCAACCCGTAACTACCGCAGGAGAATAGACTATGACATGCAGAAGAACTTAAACTCATCATTCCCTCACGTCTCTTAATCGCTCCACTAGTGTCAATAACAACATTTTCAGCTTTTGCAAGCATCCCATCTTCAAGTCTCACAGGATCAATAGCGTCAGTTAATCCTACTGTCTTATCAAACAGCAAAACATCATGCAACCCAGTTTGTGTCGGTGCTTGTCTAGTTGTTGCCATTTAAAAAGGCTCCTGAGAGAAAATATAATGTTTTCTTGTTTTACCAAGCCACTCCCTAAATCTAATCATTCCTTCTCTTTTAGAAATATCACGAGACTGAGTGTTAATCTTCACTCCCTCTACCCCGCCCTCAATAGTATCAAAACAAAGCGAAGATGCCCCGTTGACTAAAATCTGTCTATGAAGAAACTCTGGGATTGCATCAGGACTATCGGAATCACTAACCAACGCCACTGGATTTCTATAGTAAATCAACGTCAAGGTTTCAACGATTTCTGGAACCGGGTAATACCACAGCGTTGTGCCTTCAAGAGCAACTGCTATGACATTACCCACATCAGTTAATAATCCATTAGAAGATATTAGATTTTCAAGTGTGTTAAAAATAGAAACATACACTCCTTCGCTATTATAAACACGAGTTAGATTTCCTGAAAATCCTCCAGTAACCCCAGTCAGACTTGTATATGACTGCGACAGAACTGTAACAACAGTATCTATTCCTTTCAACTCAGGAACAAGGCATTGTCCTATTACTGATAAATAGGTATCATTAATATAGTTATCCACCATATCATCAGTAAAAGAATCATCCTGGACTATCAATTTAACTTCTTCTCTAATATCTTCTAATAGCATTTAGACTTTCCTCAGTTATGTCAACTTTTGACATTACTTAAATCAAGTTCCAGGAATTTCGGAGACGAGAATGTGGATTCTAAGTGAACCTACAGTTATCGTTCCAGCGTTACTCATGACCGCGAAAATAACAGGGCAGGCAGTAGCAGCGCCAAGTAATCTTCGAGATGTAGAATACGCAGCAGCAGCGGCGGCGGTTACCCAGGTAGATCCAGCAGCCGGTCCCCAGACAGTAGCGATAGTAAGAACCTCTGATCCAGTTGCCATAATGCCGTCATTAGCACTGTAGGTAATATTATCCCCAGTTACTGCAGCATCTGTAGCAATAGTTCCAAAGCCGATTACCAGTGTAGTTGCAGCAGTAATTGCTGCGACGTTTTGTACTACAATATCATGAAGGATAACTACTCTCCCAGCATGGGGGAAGCTAAAAAGTAAAAGTCCTTTATCCTTCACAGTAAGTGCAGCACAGTTAATAAGACCAGAGGTAATCCAGTATGGGTTTTCCAGTACGTTAGTTCTCTGATCTGTTCTTCGATAATCAATACAAGCAACAGTTGACATTAGTTATTTCTCCTTTATTAAAGACCAGGAATACGGGAAATTAGCATGTGCACTCGGAAAGTCCCGGTTGCGATTACCCCAGTTTTTTCGGTGTAGGCATAAATTGTTGGAACTACTGTAGCAGCGCCAACAATAGTTCGAGCTGCCGACCAAGCTTTTGCAACATTCGCAGTAAGCCACGGTGAACTTTGTGCAGTGGTAGCACCCCAAGACAGTCCTGCAGTGAGTACAGTACTTGCGCCCTTGATATAGTAATCACGGTCGGTTTCAGTAATAACCCCGCCCGTAGTTACTCCAAGAGTTGCAAGTGTTCCAATGCCAAGATTAACGGTAACACCAGTATCAAGAACCTCAAAGTTCTGAATCCATATGTCAAGAACTACAGCCACACTTCCTGCTTGCGAAAAGCTAAAAAGCAACGCAGCTTTATCGTCCGCCGCTACGCAAGAAACGAGACCTGAAGTTATCCAATAAGGATTCTCAAGAACATTAGTCCTTTGATCTGTTCTTCGATAATCAATTGCAGTAATATCACCCATTGATTTTCTCCTTATCGAATAACACTATATTGACAGAATACAGTCAGTTTTCCAGTTGCCCAGGTAGTTCCTAGAGTTGCAGTGATCGCGCCAGTTCCAAGGTTGAAATACTTCAATCCAGCAGAAACCAGCGTATCACCAACAGCTGTTTTATACCCTACAGATGTAGCACCTACAATATCCGAAGACATAAAACCAGCTGCAGCTGCTGTTTCAGTATTTCCACTCCATCCAATTGTAATGTCTCCTACATTACAAGCAGTCTCAACCCAAACCCAGAGACCACTAACAAACGCCCACTTAGGAATTCGAAGCAAACTCCAAACTCCAGCCGCCACAGTACCACTCAACGGCTTACTTTTAAGCATCCTAAAATTATCAGATGCCGCATTTGAAAAGAAATCAGGCATATCTCACCTCTCCTAGTTAGTTCAGCGCAGTAGCATAACTGGCAGCTGTAATCACCGAGTTGTCATGGTCATCAAAGACAACTTTTTTACATCCAAAAATACCACCACTTCGAATCATGACATACCGTTTAGCATCTTTTTCATAAGGAATAAATGCAAGTGTGGTGGATTTAGACTCTCCCGCGCCGCCCCAAGCAAATGTAGCAGCCTGAGCACCAAGCAGAACAGCACGATAAACGTTAGTATAAAGAGAAGGCATTCTCTCACTCTTAGTGATAAGCATTCCATTATACTCAAGTTCCGCGCTCATGTCAATATCTTTGGTTAAAAGTTGCGCAGAACGTTGAATATCTCCCCACTGCCCTACGTTAGTGTTTGACTTTAACTGATCAAAAACATAGTTATGCAGGATGACTCTGTAATAATTCTTCCCGCCAATTCTCAAAGGACGAATTTTATCACAGCCAATCGCAGGAAGTTCTGCTCTCTGTTTCATACGATCCAGAAAAGAAAGATCCATGATATCTGAACTAGAAATACTCGCCTCAGTCACGTCATTAACAGTAATCTTATGCCCGGCGTCAGGTTCAGTACACGCCTGAGCAAAATTTCTACCATTAATTCTAAAAGTAGAGTTTCCGGCCAGTGAGTTAATAGCGATGTCAGACAACTTACTCGCCCACAGATCACTCAGAGCATCCTTACCTTCTGACATCAGGTCATAAGGAACTCTCTGCTCTTCCATCTTCCCGCCAGTGTCAATCGCGAAGTTCAACTCTTCAATCAACATAGCAAAGTCTTTAAATCTCAACTTCTCTTCATTCCCTTCGACAACATCAGTTCCAACAATACCTTCCTGCGCCAAATTCCTTCTAATAGCAAAGGTAAGTTGATCCCCTTCTCCCTTCCCCAACTCCGTCCTCATCTGAATAACACTATCAGAACTCAGCCCAATCAAGTCATTAAACTCGACGTTGGGAAGCATGACATGAAAAAGATCTTTAGCCCATTTTTTCCGTGTCAACGCATTATTACTTTCGAACAATGTTTCTCTAGCTGGCATATTTCTTACTCCTTATTTAAGAAATGTCAAAGTTTGACATTACTATTTTAATTTTCCCATCATGTACTTTTTGTAAATATCTACAGGTACTTGATGGAGTTCACTTTCTTCAAGGTCATCAATTTTAGCTGCTGTCCATGCCCCGGTTCCAAGATTCTCTCCGGAACCTGCAGCTGCAATACTTCCAGGTGCTTCTTTTGCTTCGAGAACTTTCTTAGCAGTTGTTTGTGGTTTTATTTCTTCTTTTTTTGTTGTCTCTTTTTCCTTTTCCTTTTCCTTGTACTTCGGATGATTACCTTTAATAACTCCATACATATACTTATATGGATTAGGCATCTTCCATACTTCAAGTTCAAGTTGAACAAGAACTTCGTTAAAGTCTCTTCTTTCATTTCGAGAAATGGTAGTTGCTGCAAGTTCGAAGATGTCATCAAAGTGATCTTTAGTGCAGACACTTCTTACATCTTCAAATTTTGAACTTAACTCCATATTTTCTACCATGTCTGAGAGTCCCTGGGAACGGGAGATTGCTACATTGTGTAACTCTCGTTGAAGGTTCTCAAGAGGAGTATAGGTAATAGTGGTATTTCCCTCATCATCTGTTTCACTATTTTCCTTAACTCGTCCAAGCTTCGCCTTCATAGCAGCAATTTCTTTTCGTTGCTCTCTAATGAATTGACGAAGTTCATTAAGTTCTGTGTTGTCAGGAGGAATAGCAGGAATTTCTTCTACTGGTTTTTCTGAAGTTTCTTCTGTTACTACTTCTTCTCCTTCGACAACTGGTTCAACTTTTTCTTCTTTTGTTTCGGTTTCAGTAGTTTCAGGCGGGGTTTCTTCTCCCTCATCCTGCTGCTGAAGAATTTCTTCAATACCTGTGGTCATTGTGTTGCTCCTTGAGATTGATTTTGAGACTGAGATTGCTGTTGCTGTTGAGCCTTCATTTTCATTTCAGCCTCAGACTGTTTTTGTTGCGCCTGAAGTTCCGCGATCTGTTTCGCTTGGTTAGCATTAATTACTGCAATATCCCGCTGAAGAGTAGTGCTCGCATTAGCCGCGTCTGCTTTTACCTGAAGTTCGAGAAGTTTAAGTTTTCTGTCCTCTTCAACATTATCCTGCTGTTGTTGTTGCTGAGCAGCAGAGGTTTGTTTAACTCTTTGTTTTACAGTGTAAGGAACATTTGCATAGTCTAATACTACATCAGGAGGAATACTTCCTGGATTATTATGACTAAAATCAGTTAAAATTTGCGAGATTAACATTCTTGAAGACGCAGTTTCAATAGTTTCATCTACCACTAGATCAAACTCTCCAGCAGAAATGTCATTGAATCCCTCGTTGTCTCTGTTAGACTGAGTGTTGATCTGCATTAACTGCATTCCATCAGGACCCTCAATTCTAATTACCTGTGACGCGGCTACGTACTGCTGGATAAGTGAAAGAAGAATTTGTCCAGCCTGAAATCGAGTAGACGCAAAGTTGTCAAAAAGTGTATAGAGGACTGCAAGTCCTGTTTCTTGTCGTTTAGCAACTGTCACACCTGGTTCTCTAGAAGAAGTCTGGACTCCCATTAAGGTATCTTGAATTCCAGAAGTATCCTTCATCGACTGCGAGAACATTTGCTCCAACTGAATAAAGATTGGAGAAATCTGCGGTTGCGTCATAAATTTAAACTTTTCTATGCCACCCTGCGCAACCTCTAAGTGAAAATTTGGCGAGGACGATTTCTCCTCGTACTCTTCAATATTTAAAATTACTCCGACTTCATGAACAAGAATACCTTTAGGAAGTGTCTGAAGTAGGTGGGACAACTGACGAATCATGGCATTCTTAGACTTTTGCGGATCTTTCATGGTAGTAATGACGCCAAACCATGAGTTATTTGTGTCGTTTTTGTACGCCCCAAGAAGAGCGCAAGGGAAACCTTTAAGTTTATACGGACTTCTTCCTCCCTCAAGTTTAGTATCACCAGAGAATATGATATAATTTATATCCTCGCGGATAGAACCTACTGATTGAAGCGGAGTTTGAAGTGGAGGAATTCCAAGTTTTTCATCGCCGGCAACAAGTATCTTCGTGAATTTCTTAAACTCCTCTGGTTCAAGAGACTCCGGCTTTCCGGACATAGGATTAACGAACCATATTACTTTAGTATAAGTTCTATACCAACACTCTATAATTCTATATTTATTACTATCCTCATTAAAGAAAACTGGTTGAGTTGACGTGGCAAGTTTATTATAACTACTCGCCTGAGTAATATCAAAGTCTGGCCAAAATGCCTTTATTTGATCTTCGCTAAGCCAGGAATCAATAAAAATATACCTGGCGTCACTCATATCATATTCTACAGACTCTGGATCAAGAATAAAATTCCTTCCATCAATTCTTTTAGTTTTAATCTCCGGCTCAAATGGATTCTGTTTGTCGATGTAGAAGTAAAGAAGAGACCTTCCGCTTTTAACGGTATGTTCAAAACATTCAAGAAGTCTACGAATAAGTTTAATCTTTTTAACATAGAACTTATAAACACCGTTCATTAGTTCAGCTAATGGCTCATCCTCAAGACCTACTGGAATAATTGTAGGTTGATATTTAGTCTGGGCAGCAAGACCAACAAGCATATCTACTTTTGGTTTGCATTCATTATGAGTTGTTACAGGTCTTCGTTGTGCCTGAAGAGTAAGAATAACTTCCGTTGTGTCTTGATCCCCGGCGTAGAATCTATAGTCCTCGTCTGCCGTTTCTCTCCACTCTGTTTCAGTAGTAGAT